CCTTTCAAACGTGGAGGCACTACAAACAAGCAACACGGAAAAAATGGCAACAGCCGCACAACTTTTTGCAATGGGTGTGCCGTTTAATATTATCAATCAGCGCTTAGACCTAGGCTTTGACGATATAGAAGGCGGCGACATGGGCTATTTACCAAGCGGATTAATGCCGGCGACTATCCTAGAGAACATGGAAGACCCGACACAACAAGAAGACCCACAAACTACGCCGCCGGATGAAGAGCCGCCGCCGGATGATACAGAACAACCGGCAGACGATTCAGAAGAGCCGACACAAGCCGGAATGGGTTCATTTAATACTAAGAGTAGGGGCACCGCTCAAAATCAAAAAGCAAGCGGTTACAGTGATGCTCAAAAGGATTTTCATTTCAAGCGTATTGACCGAAAGCGTGAGCAATGGGTTTTAAATATGACACGCAAAAGCGCCAAGCTTTTTGAAAGTGAAGGCGAGCTATTAGCCAATGCAGTTAAAAGCGGCGATTGGAAAAAAGCGCTAGAGAAGAACGCCGCCAAGTGGGAAACCTTTTTAATAGCTAGTTACACCGGCATTGTTGAAGACATTGGCGCGGCACATTATGACGACTTAACAAAGAACCATGAGCCGAGCGAATACAAAGCGTTAAGCGACTTTTTTAATCCGTACACCGAGACAATAAAAGCCTACATACGAAAGCTTGCAGGCACAAAAGTTGCAATGGTGAGCGATTGGACAAGGCAAGTCATTGGCGCAATGGTTGAAGAGGCGAACGAAGCAAACGCCACAATGGACGAACTAGCCAAGAACATTAAAGACCAATACAAAGAATTTAGCCGTTATAGAGCATACCGCATTGCAAGAACCGAGACACAAAACGCACTAGGCTATGCACAGCACCAAGCAGGCTTAAAAGCGCAAGAGGTGTTAGGGCAAACGCTTGTAGGTGAATGGTATACGAGCCTAGATGACCGCGTGCGAGATAGCCATGAAAAGATGCACGGCGAACGTGTGCCGCTTGGAGAAGCTTTTTCAAACGGCTTGAAATATGCAGGCGAATACACACAAACCGAAAAGACCGGCGAGAATATCAATTGCCGTTGCGTTATATTACATCACTTTGAATAGATGGAGGCACACGAATGCTTTTAAAAAATCTTAACTTTGAGTATAAAGCCAATTCAGATAAGCGAGAGTTTGAAGGCTATGCAAGCACATGGGATAGGGATTTAGGCGGCGACCAAATAGAAAAGGGCGCATTTAAAAAGACAATCAAAGAACGCTTTCCGCAAAACAAGGTAAAAATCCTATGGCAACATAATGAGCCAATTGGACTTCCTACCCACATGGAAGAGGATAGCAAGGGGCTTTATGTAAAAGGGCGCATTAGTAAAACACGCCTAGGCGATGAAGCACTAGAGCTTATTAAAGATGGCGTGGTTGACCAAATGAGCATTGGTTATGACGTTGTAGGAGATGACATAAGCGAGGATGGACAAACACGCTTTCTTAAAGAGCTTGTGTTATATGAGTTTTCGCCGGTTACGTTCCCGATGAATCCAAACGCCGACATTGTAAGCGTGAAGACGCATTTTAATAGCTTAGTCAAGGAATTTTCAAACCCTGTTATGGCAAACATGTTGAAAGAGCATAAAAACTTTGCAAAAGCCGATATTAAAAGCATTGAAAACACGATTAGAACACTTGAAACGCTTTTAAAACAGCTTGAAGCCGGAACAGTTGAGCCGAATGACCTTCACTCAATTAATCCTTTCCAAGCTCTTATAGCCGACATGAAAGGCTATAAACCGACTCAAACAAAGAGCAAGAAAGATGACCAAGACGAGTTTATAAGCGCTTGTATGAGCCGCTTACATTCACGCTATCCCGACCAAGAACAGCGCCTAGCTATTTGCTTTTCTGAATGGGAAGACCAATAAACACAACAGGAGGAAACACCATGTATATTAAAAAGCCATTTGTACCGCTTTTAAAATTAGATATTCAATTCTTTGCAGACAACAAAAAAGACGAAGCGGTTGACCTTAAAACATTACAAACTGAATTTAACGCATCATGGAAGAGCCTTAAAAATCTACTTGACCAACAAGCAGACGAAATGAGAACACACGGAGAAACAGCGCAAAGCACGGCGGATTCTATCACAGCGATTGAACAAAAAATCAATCAATATGAGCAAGAATTAAAAGGCGTGACAGACAAATACAAAGACTTTGAAACAAAAATGCAACGCCCTTCATTTGGTGGCGGCGAGCGTGCGAAAAGCGCCGGCGACTTACTAATTGAATCAGATTCTTATAAAAACATGGGTAGCGGCGAGTTTAAAGCTAGCACAAGCCTAAAAGGATTCTTTACAAAAGACCTAGATTCAACAGACCCTAAAGGCGGCATTCTTGTAAGCCCACAAACAATTGCAGGCGTTCTTACACCGCCGCAAGAAGATTTACGTATTCGTGACCTTTTAAACGTTCAACGTACAACTTCAAACGCTATCGAGTACATTGTTGAAACTGGCTTTACAAATGCGTCAGCAGTAGCGCCGGAAAAATCACTTAAACCACAATCAGACTTAACGTTTGACATTGAGAGCGCAACAGTTAAAACATTAGCGCATTGGATTCCGGCAACACGCCAAATCATTCAAGATGCTCCAATGTTACGTAACTATGTTGACGGACGTTTAACATATGGACTAGCACTAACAGAAGAGGCACAAATTCTTTACGGTGACGGCGTGGGCGACAATATGGCAGGGATTATGACAAATCCAAACGTGCAAAACGTTGGAGGCGTAGCGGCGGCAGACACACGCATTGACCATTTACGCCGTGCGATTACACGTACATTACTTGCAGGCTATCCGGCAACAGGTATTGTTCTACATCCGTCTGATTGGGAAGACATTGAGCTTCAAAAAGGCACAGACGGTCATTATATTTGGGTATCAGTGGTTAACGGTGGAGAAACACGCCTATGGAGAGTGCCGGTTGTTCAATCTACAGGCATGAACGAAGGCGAATTCTTAGTAGGTGCATTTGGACTTGCAGGGCAATTATGGGATAGAGAGCAAGCAAATGTGCGTATCTCTGAACACCATGCAGATTACTTTGCACGAAACATGCTAGCTATTCTTGCAGAAGAGCGCTTGGCATTAACTGTATACCGTCCAGAAGCATTTGTTCGCGGTGCATTCACAGCGGCAGTATAACCCTAGACGCATGAGAAGGGGGCAAATTGCCTCCTTTTTCAGTTTTTAATACTAAGACAGCAGGAGGACAAACAACATGGAATTAGTAGCCTTAAAAACGTTCTCGCGCGGGGGCGTGAATACTGTTAAGCAAGGTGACACATTCACAGCGAATGAAGCACATGCACAGGAATATATTCGACTTGGTTTAGCAAAGCCGACAGACGCAAAAGAAGCGGCTAAGGTTGAAGCGGCAAGCGCACCGGCAACAGACGTTGCAAAGAGCGACTACACCGAGGACGAATTGAACCAAAAAACTATTACTGATTTAAAGAAAATTGCAAAGAATATTGGTGTTACAGGCTATAGCAATTCGACAAAATCAGAATTAATTTTTGCTATCTTAGCCAAACAAAAATCTAATGCAGAAAAGATGGAGGGATAACACATGAAAGATACAAATGGACAAGATATGAACGAACCTAAACGCAACCAAGCACCACAAAGCGAGCCGGCAGAACGTCCACAAGAAACACAATTTGGACAAGAATTTTCCGAAGAAGTGGGCGTGAATGATGTAAACCGTGAAGAAAGCGGCTACCCAAGCGAGCAGAAAGACGCACGCGGCGGAAACCACAATCCAAAAGGTGCAAACCAATATACAAGTGGGCGAGTTGATGACCGTGGACGCAAAGGCAAAGAAGGCGGCATGGAAACAAAAGGTGCAGAACAAAATAACGGAAATAAGCACGCAAACCAGTACACAGAAGGACGCAATGACGACAGGGGGCGCAAAGAATAATGGCGGTATTTAACTTACAAGCGTTAGCAGACCGAGCACGCTATTTTGAGCAAGTGCAAGGCATGAGCGCACAAGAAGCAGAAACACAAGCATTTAAAGAAGCAGGCTTCCAAGGTAAAGAGGATTTACCACAAGGCGCCTATACTGAATTTCAAGCACACGTGGCGAACCGTACAACAGACAGCGAGTTTGCACGCAACGATAAAGACCGCTTATTAAACCGCCGCGAAGCAGGCGCACAAGCGCAATACGATGTAAACCCACAACCGGACACAACAACAAGCGATGCCGGTTTAGATAGCAATACTACACAGCAAAGCGAGTGAATTAGATGCCATTTGTAGAGCGCTTAATTGTCACAGGTACAGCCGAC